CGAGACTAGGAATAAAAAGGTTGATATCTATTGTCAACCAAGTGAAAGTTTGTTAAATGATAAACAATTCTTGCGTAAATACACTAATTTCTTTGATTCTGTCTTGCTATGTCCTCCCTATTTTGATATGGAAATTTATCAAGGAGGAGATCAAAGTATCGACGTGTATCCCAAATATGAAGATTGGTTAAGAGGATATTGGGAAGGTACTGTCAAGTTAAGTCATATAACATTAAAGAAAGGACGCTATTTTGCTTACATAATTAATGATTATTACGATTTAGATAAAAATTTTTATCCATTAACAGAAGATTTAGCAAAAATTAGTAGCAAATACTTTAAATTAGTCGATATTTACACCTTATATAATCGTACCTCTCCTCTTAGAGCAAACCATAAGGATAGATCCGAAAAACTTTACATATTCCAGAAGATTTAATTTTATTCATTTTGATGACCAAAAATAGAGGTCAGAATATAACCCATTATTAATGATATAACAGAATCAGCATAAAAAGAAAATTGAAGCATCTTCTTATCCCTCAGTTTTAAAAGATTAAATGTCTAAGAAGTTGGAAACAGCATTTAAGACGCTATTAACAGAGCAGCAGATTATAAATCCATCATATACTCATTACGGTGGTCTAACAGGTTTCCAAGACTATGGTATTATTGGATCACGAATAAAACAGAATCTCATTACTGTCTGGCGTAAACACTGGTTAAGCTCAGCCAACAAAATAGATGAAGTGGAAGTTCCCGATATTGCTCCATATGCCGTGTTAAAAGCTAGTGGTCATGTTGACAAATTTTCAGACCAAATTGTTGAACTAAATGGAACTGAAATCAGAGCCGATCATCTCGCAAAAGAAATTTATAAACATTTAAATCTAGATGAAGATGCAGTTGACTCACTTAGCGTTACCGAACTAGAAAAGGTTATTAATGATAACCTTCAATATGTTATTCAAACATATTCGAAAGCGTCTAAAGATACTCAAACACATACAACACAGGCAACGCCAGCAACGCCAGTAACGCCAGCAACACCAACAACACCAACAACGCCAACAACGCCAGCAACACCAACAACGCAAGCTGTGAAAAGTTTAAAAGTCAGAACCAAGTCTCTAATGTTAGGTATAAACGATGGCTCCATGTATCTCATGAGGCCGGAGTTAGCTCAGACTATTTATCCCAATTTTTCTCGTTATTATGACTATCATCACAACAAACTTCCTTTTGGCATTGCTCAAATCGGTCGTTCATATCGCAATGAGATATCTCCCAAACCTTTTGAGAGACTTAGATCCTTTACACAAGCAGAAATAGAGTATTTCTATGATCCTACTTTCCCAGTACATCCGGAATATTCAACTGTCTCAAGTCTTAAAATCCCACTCTTATCAGCCGTATCTCAGCTTAACGGTTTAAAAGCTTGTGAACAAAATTTAGGAGATGCCGTGAGTCAAGGTATTATAAGTGATCAGATTACTGCTACTTTCATTGGCAAAGTCTTCTTATTCGCCTTAGATATAGGTCTAAAGCTTAATTTAATTCGTTTTAGACAACATTTAAGTTCCGAGATGGCGCATTATGCCAAAGATTGTTGGGATCTAGAATGTTTCGTTAACAACGAAAAATGGCTCGAATGTGTTGGTATTGCCAATCGTGGTGATTATGACCTAAAAGTTCATGATCGTAATAACTCTTTTCGCATTGATAGGGAAAGGGTTCATAAGACAAAATTAGAACTTGATCGAGAATATATTGGTAAAACATTCAAGAGCAAAGCCAAGGAAATAACAACTAAATTTAATGAACTTGTTGAGATTGCCACGACACACCAGGAAGTCGCTGGCTCCAAACTAGTTTCAACGGATGAACATCTCGAGTCTCTGAAAAAGGTAAATAACGTAGCCTTAAAGTTGGATGATGGCTCAGATATTCTTATTGATGCATCTCATATACGAGAGAAGCATTGCGTGGTACAAGAAAGTTTCTATCCACACATTATTGAACCATCATTTGGTATCGATCGTCTCTTCTATGCTGTGCTTTCACAGAATTATTGGATTAGGGCAGATGAAACCGTAGATACTCCTAAAGTCGAAAAATCAGTTATTTTATCGCCAACAGATAAAAATTTAAAGACAGTTGATAATACCACTGAAGTATCATTTGATGATCTGAGACAAGTTTTGTCTCTCAGACCATGTTTAAGTCCCTACGATGTTTCAGTTCTCTATTTAGTGAATAATCCAGCAATAATGAAAGTTGCTGAAGATATTACAACAGAACTGTTACAAAATAATTTTAAGATCTATTCTGGTACTGGCTCTGGTTCTGTAGGTAAGAAATATGTCAGGACTGATCGTATTGGTATTCCTTTTGTCTTAACAGTCGACTATGATTCACTAACAGACAATAAGGTCACGATCAGAAATCGTGACGATATGACTCAGGTACGTGTTGATATTCCTAGCCTTACCACTGTTTTGAAAGGTCTCTTAAAAAATTAGACATTAATCTAATCTTATGAACTTATGTTCCACGATGTCCGCCACTATATTGGCCGCTATACCTATGAATATTGTACTGGCCACAATAGCAAATAATGAAGACCATATTTTCGCAGCTGTCGTAGGCATCTTAGTCATTGCACCTAGACTAGTAATATTTGAAAAACGGTGTAATCTATGTTAACATGTTTTTATTACTTTATTATCTAATGATTGATATAATTATACATTATCTCAAAATTGATTCTAAAATGATTTGTTTCGCGCATTTCATCTTCTCTTCGTGGTCATCCAGAGTAGACTACATATATTCTGGATGATCAAGGCCATCTAACTGCAATTCCTAAGTTTAGGTAGAGGGTTCGAACCCCTCATTAACCGCCGAAAGGTCGGTCGATTAGCTCAATTGGGAGAGCAAAACTATTTAAATGATGGCTGCTTTGTATTTAACTGTACTTGTATACTTCTTAGTATACGTCTACGCTCATCATTCGTGAACTTTAGGTAGTGGTTGTCATTACTGTCTAGCGCTATCACTGCACTATATGCAAGCAGATAAAGTCAATAAGTTGGATTAGAAAAATGATAATATTTATTTATTTCTTTAATTACCTAAAGAAATAATACATCAAACATAATAATGGCTGAACAAAAACTAAGTCCCTATCTCATCATAGATCCTGTAGATGCTGTCTATGATGAAACATTTGAATGTCCACTCAACGTTCCCTATAAACTGGACGTATTTCAACAACAAGCCGCAGTCGCGATTGCCAAAGAGCATAATGTTTTATTGTCATGTCACACTGGTTACACACGCTCTAGAAATTCCCACAAATAACCACAATATTCGGTCTTATTTTTAATAGCTTCTACCAGAGGGGTCATGGTGACATTTGCTAATTTTCTGCAAGTATCAATAAGGCTGTTGTATCTTGCAATCTCTTCTCCTTCTAAATTACATTGAACTACTTCCTTACCTTTTTTGATTGATATGTGTTTTTTTGTAGATTCAAATGTGTCATCACTATACCGGAATACAAATTCCCCCGTTTTAGGCACACCTCTGCAGGACTGACCAATATAAGTTGTATGAAAGCCAGTGGCTTCCGCAGCTTTGACTATGCTCTTGAACTCTGCAACAAATGTACCGTCGGGTTTGTATTGAGCTACCGCTTTAGCACATGAATATTCTGTATTTTCCTGAGTAGTTAACCACTCTAAATTCTTAGCCTTGTCATTAGTAATATTTTCATCAATATGATTTACAACGGCCTTAGGAAATGGGGGAGGTCCCTTAAAGGCTTCACAAACCAATCGACATACTCTAAAAGTTTTGCCACCAGCGCATACTTTTTTATATCCGGCTGCATCAGCAACACCGTAGTTAGCATTGTAGACACCACTTCTGACGCGACCAAGATTTGACACCTGTAATTTTCCTTTCTTCAATGGCACGACTTTCCACTCTTCACCCTCTAACAATTCTTCAGCATATTCCCATTTAGAATTAAAAGCAATAGTTTTGTTCAGACAATAGTAACTCATTTTATTTCGTTGTGTTTTAAAGGCAGCTGCTGCAACTGATGCGTTTTTCCAAACTTTTATTAAAGTACCATCTAAATCATATTGGTTAACTTCTTTACCCCTAGGTCCATTATTTACTTTGTTTAGATTGTTCACTGCAACCGTTACATATCGTAAATTAGACAATTTATTGTTAGTGCGGTTTCCATCTATATGATCTATCACATATCCTTCTGGCTTTATCTTGTCAAATACGTGCATTACCAATTGATGACCTGAAATTTTGAGGGTTTCGCCTCCACAACGAAGATAATATAAAATATATCCAGTCTTACATGGGTTTGAGGAGAGTATTTGTCGCGTTGTCAGGCTCCAAACTCTACCAAAGTCCGACACGTAGTAGTTGAACCCTCCTGGGTACCGCTTCCAATTCTCATTTAGAAGTCTTATGGATTGTGGAACCACGTTATCAGGTACCAATGTCTTAAAGGAAGTCGAAACTACTATCTTCGGTTTAGTTGAAACTGTGGAATCTAACTGCATTTGGTCTATATTAACTGCATTTAGATCCTCAAGTTTTTGATTCATTTTTTTGTTTTAATAAAAATGAAACATTTATATTGTTTTAATTTTATTCTAAATAAAAATGAGCACTCTTAGTCCCTATCTAATAAATGAAAACCCTAGTGCGGAATACGATGCCTATTATGAATCACCTATAACAGTATCCTTTAAACTTGATGTATTCCAACAACAAGCAGCCAAAGCTATTCATGCTGAGCATAATGTTTTACTGTCATGTGCAACAGGTGCTGGCAAGACCATTCCGTGCCTTATGGCAATAAATTATTACTTAAAACAGAACAAGAGAGTGATTTACACAAGTCCTGTTAAGTCTTTAAGTAATCAGAAATATAAGGAGTTCTCCGAAAAGATCCCAGATGTTGGCATTATGACAGGGGACATCAAGTGTAATCCTGATGCACAATGTGTCATTATGACTACTGAGATATTACGTAACATGCTCTATAAACAAACTCATGATACTGCTACATCTTCATCTACATCTACATCTACATCTACATCTACAGCTGAATCCTCAACAGCTTCATCTACAGCTACATCAACAACTTCCACAACGTCTGATAATGTGATAGAAAAAGCGAAATCTGCTTTCTCAGAAGGTTTCCTAGAATCTGTAGGATGTGTGATATTTGATGAGATCCACTATATTAATGATAAGGATAGAGGCAAGAACTGGGAGGAGAGTATCGTAATGTTACCATCCAGGATCAAGCTCTTAGGATGTTCCGGTACGATCGATGAACCTGAAAGATTCGCATCTTGGATCGGCGATATTAAAAAGACTCCAATCCACCTAATACGTACAGTCCGAAGACCTATTCCACTTAATCACTATATTTATGTCGACAACATGGATAACTATCACTATCACAAGAAAACCACCACTGCTGAAGCCAAAAAGAAAAGCTCCGAAGCAGACCTAAAACTTTTGGCTCGAGAGGCAGCTCATTCATCTGATCCAGTTATTGATGGTTCTGATGCTCCTGATGCTCCCAATGCTCCCGAAACTGGAGAAAAGAAGGCCGAGGATTTTGAAAAGAAAGGTATGATCCACATAATGAAAGGCGACATCTTTCTTGCAAGAAATTACGACTTGGCATATAGTATCTATCAAAATAAATGCGTAGACCCAATCACCAAGAAACCTACAAAGATAGGGAACCCAAGATATTCAAAATCACAAGCACCTGGAGATCTCAATACCTTCCTAGACTTCCTGAAGAAAGGAAGATATCTTCCTAGTCTCATATTTGTTCTATCTCGCCGTCGTGTTGAGGAATATGCTGCTGCCGTGCAAATTAGTCTACTAGATCATGAGGAAAGAAAAGAAGTTGCAAAGCTCTTCGACATTAATCTTTCTAAATTCGGTAGTTCTTACAAAGAACTAAATCAATATAACCAAGTACGCGAATTGTTGATCCGAGGCATTGGCATACATCATTCTGGATTGATTCCAGTATTGAAGGAAGCCGTAGAAATTTTATTTAGCAAAGGACTAATTAAACTCTTATTTGCAACAGAAACATTTGCCATTGGTGTTAATATGCCGACAAAGACGGTAGTTTTTACAGAATTTTACAAACCTACTGGTAATTCAGAAAATGGTGCAGCTATAACTCGAATTTTAAAGACTGATGAATATTTACAAATGAGTGGACGTGCTGGACGTCGTGGTCTAGATAGCACGGGTACAATCATTATTTTTCCTGTCAGAGAGTTGCCTAATCATGGTGAAATGACCATGATGATGACTGGTCATACACCAAGTATTACTAGTAAATTCTCACCTGGTTATCAATTCATTCTTAAATGCTTAGTCAATAACAAAGATTTATGGGAAATTCTAGGAAGTTCACTTCGAGCTAGGCAAGATAAATCTATGGAGCAAACTCAGATTAAAGAAAGGGACAAGAAATCAACTGAATATGAAGAACGCAGGTTGAAGATGAAGAAGCTCTATGGGGACAATATTTTTGAACTAGTAGAAGCCTATGACAAACTTTATCAGAAGACAGTCCCACAAGTGATAGGCGGAATGGTTTTAAAACCTGCTAAAGACAAAACCTTGGATAAGAAACTGAGCGAACTGGGTAAGAAAGTTTCGAAAGCATGTCACAAAGAATATCTAAGTCTTTTAGAACTCAAGAAAGAAATACGCGAAAAATCACCCGAGGAACTGAATAGCAATCAAACTTGTTCTAAGCCTTGTAATGAGAAAGATAAACTGGAACCAGTGTTCGAATTTTTGGAATACCTTGGCTATCTCGAACCTAGAGGTCCAGAAAATATACTAAGACCTACAATGAAAGGAATTATCGCTTCTGAAATCAATGATTCTAATTGTTTACTAATTACAGAAATGATAATGCAAGGGTTCTTCGATGAACTAGAGGGACCTGAGATGATAGCATTATTAGCTCTTTTTATAGAAGAATCAGAAAAGATGGAAGATGAACTTACTCCTGAGGAAAAGAAGCGAGATCTACCTCCTAAACTTAGACAAATGATTGATAGAGTATTGTACATGCGAGATGATCTAGAATTATTAGAAGAAGAACGAGTTTTGTCTCGGAATGTCTATCCTGAAACAGATTGGTCAGTCTATCTGGACTTCGTACCAATAGCCTATCTATGGGCCTCTGGATGTCATGTGTCCGAAATATATCAGATCTCTAATATCTATGAAGGTAATCTGATTAAGAGCATGCTTCGTTTACAAAATATGGCGGAGGGTACTATTGAAGTCTTAAAAACTTTAGAGAAACATGAACAAGCAAATAAATTGCGAGAAGTAAGTAATTCCTTAATACGTGACATAGTAACCAACAATTCCTTATATGTTACTACCTAAAGCAAATCTAATGTGTTAATATACTTTGTTGGCCCGCTTCATAAATGGAAAATTTGAAAGTATATTTGAAAAACTTACTTACCCCCATAAACCTAACATGACTACGAGACATTTAACAAGCGGTCTGGTCCCATCAAATACAAATACAAATGCTAATATAAATGCTAAACCGAGACTGACTTTATTACCTTTTCGATCTCGCGCATTATCGAGACCTACAGCTCTTACAGTACCCCCTAAAGGATGCAGTACCGTAAAGACTAATGCTCCGAATGGTTCAAAAGTTTCAAACAGTTCGAACGGTTCAAACGTTTCAAACCTTTCGAACGGTTCAAACGGTTCAAACGGTTCAAACCTTTCAAACGTTTCAATAGGTTTGAACGGGTCGAATCCTGATCCGGGTATTTATGATCCTGGTACTCCAGATGTTTTGTCTAATAAAGATCCTAGTACGGTTAAGACATTAAAGCCTAGACTGATGGTCTTACCAATCACATCTCGACGATCTCAAAAGCTCGTCGAGATAGGAGAGGGTTATTTTTATATTGGTCGTGCTCCGAATGACTTCGACACCGTAACTGGAAAGAAGTATACTAAATCTGGTATTACAGGAAACCCTAAGAATCGAGAACCGCAATATAATACGAATCAGCATGAACCCTTCAAATTTCACTATGTTGTAAAGATTCTGAACAAACCAGCTTCCTGGGTCGAAGACGAATTTCATAATCGCAAGACTCTCCATTTGAAAGGCGAACCATCAACTGGCAAGAAGAGTGCTGGTACGGAAATCAGATTCGCAATGCCTGATGACCTCTGGATCCTATTTCAAGAAATGTGTCTTACCTATGATATCAAATATGAAATTGTAGATTTTGAAAAGCTTCGTAAAAAACCAAAAGATCAAAATATAAAACCTGAATTACCACGATACTTGCTAAAAGACCTAGTCCTAAGCCAGAAACCCTATAAGCTTCGAGAACACCAGGAAATCTGTGTTAATCGCATAATGTCTGGAACTTTAGCAGATGGGTCATTATTTGGTGATCGTGGTCGCATAGTTCATCCTACTGGAACAGGAAAGACTGTAATCATGATGGAAGTCATGAAAAGACTGATGACATGTGATAGTTCGGACGGCTGCGTAATTGCCCTCTTGGCACCAAAGTTGGCTATTATCGATCAGCATTATAAATCGATACGAGCACACCTTAATCCATCTATTTTTATGGTCGTGCTAGCCAGTGATCTTGATCCGGCTATGGATGATAGTCACCTATGTAATAACGCTGATATTCCTTCACTTATTCAATGTGCAAAAAAATACAAAAAGCTATTGATTCTATCAACTTACCAAAGTTCTCATAAATTAGCAAATCTTGACCGTGTTATTGATGTAGCCTTCTTCGATGAAGCGCATCGTACCGTAGGAGCAGAGGAAGCTAAGAAGGCTATTACCTTGATAGAAGATAAGGTTAAAATCAAGAAGAGATATTTCTTCACGGCCACCCAGAGTTACTATGAAGGAAAAGGTGTCTCGATGGAAGATAATTACTATTATGGTCCTATAATTGACTTTATCTCACTTCGGGATGCAATTGCACGTTCTCTATTGAGTGATTTTATGGTTATTTCGACATCGATTTGTGAGCAAAATAATGAAGACGAAACAACTTCTGAAATAGACAACCTACATCATGTGGTAGCATCAATCAGATATGCTTACTCACAGTATCCGATGAAAAAGATTCTCATCTATTCAAATACGCGAGCGGAGGCCAAAAGACTCGAAGAATTACTAAAACTTGACTTCTCTTCTCTACATATAGATAATCCTAACGAAAACCTGCAGGATCTGAGTCAGACCAAAATCTTCTATGTCGATCAAAGTGTTCCAGCACAGGAAAGAAGTACAGTCTTTAGCTTTTTCCGTGAATCTAGTGGAAACCCTGACCAACGTGCAGTCGTTTGTTCAGTCAGAACCTTAACAGAGGGAGTAGATCTCCCAATGGCAGATGCCGTGTGTTTTGCAGCTCCCCGCAAATCAACCTTGGATATCCTACAAATCCTTGGTCGTGTATTAAGACCTTGTGAAGACAAGTCGATGGCTTATGTGCTTATTCCATCCCTTAATGTAGATTTTTCGCAAATATGTGCCGTTTATCAGGCAATAGTTGAGTTTGATGAACTGGACATAAAAGTTAAGCAAGTGAAACAGAAAAAAGCTCCTAAGATTGATGATATTATTGGTCTGTTAGGACTGATATCACAGGAAATCAACAGTCATGGTAACTTAGTTAATGTTTCAGAGATAGGCTATAAGGCCGATCACATAGTAAAACTTATAAAGGACATGAGTTCAGAGAAGGCGCCTACCAAGATTCAT